AAAAATAGGCAAGCTGAAGAATTATCTAGCACTTTTCATGGGAGTAATTTTACAGCTCTTTTATATCTATTGTCATCCACAAATGAAATTGATTTTGCTAGTGAACTTTTACATTATCATTATAGTACTTACTTATACACTAAAATTTTAAATTTAAAAATAGATGAATTAGTTATAGATCATGAGACAGTTCTAACCGCAGAAGAATGTATGTTTAATGAGATTAAGTTTGAAAATTATGTTTCACCTTATACTACCAAGGTGCTTAAAGACATTGAATTTACAAACTGTGTTATAGATAAATTAATATTAGAAAATAGTTTGAATGATGTATCAAATGAAACTATAATAAAATATTATAAACAGCAAAACACATCAATAAAAGAAATAATAAGAGTATAACGAAAGAGTAATGAAAATAACTAAATTAACAGAGTCATTAAGTTATGAAGAAATGAGAAAAATAATAGACTTAAATTATACAGCTAAAGAAATACTAGATTTAGCTAAAGAGACTCTTAATGATAAAGAAGAAAAAGACAAGTTAAAAATAGAAGATGCATATGCAATACTATTTAACTACGAGCAATACCAAAATATTGATGACTTTAGAAAGTTAAAGGAACTGTTAAATGCAGATTAAGGGTTTGGTTGATAAAATAGACAGCAGGATAAAAGATGCTGTTGTTAGTTGGATGTATAGGGTAGGTTTCAATAAGGTTAAGGACTATTTGAAGAGTAAAGATGCTGAAGCTCTGTGCCGTTTAATGTCCTCTCGACCGAGAGAAGATCATGTGAGACTGTGTAGTTACATGGTACAGTTACTTGTATCTGTAGGTGATTTCCAATTTGCAACCTCACTATTAGAATATCAGTTAAATCATTTCTTAACTCATAACATTGAGAATCTATATTTAGAAGAGATTACAGTTAAATCTAGGGACATATATCATATTACTAAGTGTCATTTCAATAAATTTTATGAAACTAAATTACTTAATTCTTGTCTCATGCAGAACTCAACTATTGATAAATTTATAGTAGACATCAATAATAAAATGAGGGATGATGAAATTATTGATTATTATAGAAGGCAATACCAAATAACAATTAAAAGTATTGAACGTGCTTAAAAAGGAAAAAATGATTCATATATTTAGTGAAAATGGAATACTCCCTAAAGAAAAAATAGACTCATTCAGGGACATATTATATAACTTTGACTTAAAAGAGTTTAAGTCAGCAGTAAATAACAGAAATGTACAGAAACTAATTGACTGGTGTAATAGTAGTAAGGAATCGAGTACAGTTCTGTTATTTTACAACATCTTTATTCCTTGTTTAATATATATGCTGTCAAGTGAAGATCCAATATTTGCAAGTAATTTTTTACACCAATTTATAAAGAGAAATAATATTAGACATGTAAACCTGCGTAATTTAGTGCTATTGAAATTTGAGGATTATATAGGTGTTGACAAATACTTTTTATCAGATTGTTTGATAGAAGAATTTAGTATGTTGTCAAATAATGTAGATAATTATAACTTTAAGAATTGTCGTATTAAAAAACTAGAAGTAGATGAAGATTGGGATACTAATGAGATTGTAGATCATTTTAAAGCATTAGGTACGACAATTGATGAGATAATAGAAATTTAAGGACATAGTTATGATATTAGGTACAATTTCAGATAGTCAGCGGAGAGTGAGTTTTAAGGACATTAAAGAAATTATGTCTCAATTCCCACAAGCTAGAGAGTATATAAATACAAAAAATTATCAACAGTTATATGAATTAATTGATTCATATGCAATGAACACTTCCGGGAGTTTGCCAATGAATAATCTATGTGCTGATATGCTACTTCTACTAGCTGATATAAGTACAAAGGATGCAAATTTATTTAGTGATTGTGTAATACATAATGAACCGTTTGTTTCTCTGTGGACTTATTTGCACATTGATAAAATTAATTATACTAAATGTGAACACTTTTCTGTTAATATGTTTGAGTGTGAGATTGATGTTGTGGAGATTAAAATTCCTGAGGGAACAAGTAAAATAAGTCAGCTTGATACAACACATCACAACTACTGGCTGAGTGAATGTACTATTCAGGAACTACAAATAATAAATTACAGCAAGGTAATTAATACAAAAACACTTAAGAGCAGAATTTTAAAAATGTTTGAAAAATATAATATCGAGGTAACGGTTAATGAAGTTAAACTAATAAATAAATAAGCAATGCACTCTTTATTGAGTGTATTTTTTTTTACTTATCTTTGTATATTTATTAATTATTATGTATTTTTATTGAACAGATTGTATACATTTTTGTATACATCGTCTTAAATTGTATACAAAATTAGTTTACCAATAAAATTATTATCTATTTTACACAATTAATTAATAACGAAATTAAATAGCATACAAATCCTTTGTAACCGTTGAAACTTCGTTTGAATTGTGTTGGGATTGTGATGAATATGTAGAAATAGTGAAGATTATGTGTGCAAAAAAATATATAAAATTCATAATCAGTTCACAGAAAAAATGACTCAAAAATCGTTGATTTCCGTTGAAATTCCAATACTTACCGCAGTTTTTTACAAAAAATCAAAAATCCTGTAAATTAAGAAAAAACTTAAAAATAATTAAAATAATTAGAATAAATCTAATTAAATAATTATATATAGATAATGATTATTAAGAAAGTAATTGTTATCGAGCTTCTAAAAGAAGTAATTCACCTTTTAGAAGTCAAATAACTAGATATGATAGTTTATTAAGGTTAAATTAAATCTTTCTAAATTATCAGTTGGAACTATATATATTATACTTAATAGGTAGTTTGCGTACAATTGAATTGTACACTACTAAAGTAGATACTGTTTTATACATCTGCCTTCCACCTACGGTGGTGGTGAAAACAAGTTTCACCATATCCTTTTTCCTACCTAAAGAATATATATCTAAAGTATTATTTTAGCTAAAGTATATTATATATAAATTATATATAGGCGAGTTTACCAATAAAATTATTTTTTATTTCTTTTCAATCTATTTATCCTTATTAGATAAAATCTTATAATTAATTTCAATAAAAATAACTTAAGTGTAAATATTAGTAGAAATAAGTATAAATTATATTATTATGACCTTTTAGAAAGTCCTATATACATAATATATTTACAGATGTCACAGGCTTTGCCAGGTTGACCTAGGTAAAGAGAAAATACTTAACAGGTATAAAAGTATACATAATAAAATAAAATGTCTTAAAACGTAAATAAATGCGTTAAGTTAAAATGCACTCAACAACTATTTAAAAATAGAGGTAGAAATGGAACAGTTTACACGATTAGATAATGACTTAGGAGTAATAGCTGAAGTCTTTGAAACTTTGACAGATGATGAGTTTTATAGTACACTAGGTAATACAAAAGAAGAGATTTTAGATATTTATAAAGGTATTAAAGAACCTACTAAAATGCAGTTAGAGAATATATATAACTTTGCATATAAGAAAGGTTTAAATTTAAACGAGATCTCATGGCAAGAAGTAGTAGATAGATATAATAAAAGAAAGAATAAGCTAGTATTAGCACATGGTTCAGGGGTAAATATCAAAGGTGATATTAGACTAGATGTATCTGGAGAGAGTAATGATTTTTCTGATGGATTTTATATGGGAGAATCATTAGCACAAGCAGGAATGTTCGTAGCAGATAAACCTAACTCTTCTTTATATGTATTAGTGTTTGATAAGACAGACTTAAAGCCAGCTAAGTTTACTGTTTCAGTTGATTGGATGCTTGCTATATGTTGGTATAGAGAACAGATACCACATTACGCAGATCATCCAAGAATAAAAGCAATACAGGCAAAGGTTGCACAAGCAGATTATGTATATGCACCTATAGCGGATAATAAGTTATTTGATATTATAGCCTTATTTGCAAGTAATCAAATTACAGATATGCAGTGCTTGTATGCATTAACGGCTACACATTTAGGTTATCAATATGTATTAAAGACACCAAAATGTTTAGAAAATGTAGAGATAAAAGAGCATTTATATTATTGTGCATTAGAGAAAGATAAATATTATAAGATGGGTGTTGATGAAGAAAATACATCTATGTATAAATCATTAATAGCTAGAAGAAAATTTGATGGTATAGGAAGAACTATAGGGGAGTTATTGAGGTAAATAATGATTAACCAGCAAGAAGCAATTAGAAGAACAAGAGAAAGAACAAAGAGAAGTAAGCTATCACCATTTCTAGGAGACGCGGCTGAAGGGATTCAAGAGTTTAATTACTCAACAGCAGATAATTCCTCAAGTGCAGATGTTAGTGGAATGGGAGAAAGTTTAGCATCAAGTAGCCTTACTCTACAATTATTTGAAGCAATTCAGGAATTTTATGAGGAGTATGGTATTTTAGAAGATTATGACCTAGTTGATATTGATATGGAGAGTGATGGTGGATACACAGAGATTACTATTTCGACTAATCTACAACCAGACTATCTATCAAAATTAGAGAAGTACTTACTAGAAACTGTATTGTATAAGATTGATAAAGATTTATACTTCGACACAGACGGTAATGGTACATTAACAACAAGAGTACTAGAGCCTCAAACATTAACCGAAGCAATTCAGAACGCAGATAAGAGAGCATGGTTAAAGAACGGAAAGCAATATCAATTAGAGGAACAATATAATTTAATTAAAGAAAGTCTGTCATCAGAGGATAAGAGAGCATTACAACAGTTTATTGAAAATACGGATGATGCTAGACAGATTGAGATTTATTTGAAAGGACTAGTACATAAGAATGACAGATAAGACTAATTCAGCAGTAGCAGATATGATTATTTCTGCAATCAACACAAAGTATGAGCATATTAGAGAATTAAATAGCATTGTGACCACACTTGAGGAGTGCGGTAGGTCAGAGTTTGTAGGACTAATTAAAGAAATACTAGAGAACGAGCATAAAATGATAGGACAGCTACAGGAAACTGTAAAGGAAGTATCTCCAGAAGCAGAAGAAGTAGAGGTGGGTAAAGAAGAAGTTGAAGATTCACTCAATGAGAACTTCGACAATGTGCCTGATGATTTAGAAACAGTTGTTGATATTCCTATGAGAACTCATAATGATGACCATGATAAGTTTAAGAAAGATTATGAAGATGCTATGGAAGCCAACAGGGAAACAGCAGACGTAAAAACAGAGACAGAAATGCCAAAGAGCCCTGAACTAAAAAAGATGAAATTAGTTGAGAGTGCCTTTGATTCCTATGCATATGTAGACTCAATAAATGCATTTGATGCAGGTCAAGAATATAGAGAGACAGTAGGTTCTGCACATGCGGTGGAAGCAATTGCACAATGTATGGACTCTAGTCAGCTACATGATTTTATAGAAACTTTAATTGATATATATGATTTATCAGATGATTATGATGATGATTATGAGCAGTTAGGTGAAATTATTCAGTTAGTTGGTGCAAGGGATATCTATGATGAGCTTGTTGACTATCTATCAAGCAATGAACTAGCAGATTATCTATCACACATCTTTAGAATGGAAGATTTCCAGTCAGATTATATGGCATAAAGGAATGTCTTATGAAAGATAAATACAATCATTTTTATGGTGAATATTTTAATTACTATAATGAGTATTTATGGGAATTAAGGAATAAAGGATATCTACAGGAAGTATCAAAAAAAGATACTAAGTGGCAAGAAGAGCGAAAAAAACCTATTCTTGCACCTAATCCCATGACAGAATATCCTAAAGATTTAAAGGAATAATAAATGAGTTTTCTAATATACAATTTAAAGAATGAAAAATTAAACTCAAGTGAATTAAGAAGATTATTAAATTTTTGTGCGGATAATTATGCAGGTGTGTTAGCAAAAGACACACCTGTTAAACTTTATCCAGACACTAAAGAGTGGGATTTTGGAACAACCAATAACCTTAACTTTATTGGTGAGGGTATTTTATTTAATTATCAAGGCACAAGAAATAAGGAAGTATTAGCTAATAATGAATTAGCAGTACTAGAGGTAAATACTGATACAAAGTTATTTAACATTCTTTCAGAAGAAGCAGATCATAATATTAGTTTTAAAAAGGTACAATGTACTGCTATTGTTAAGAAAGAAGTTAAGAAAGATGATGTAGTTATTGGATATGACTATTCATTAACAATAGATGGTAAGAAATATGACTACAGAGCAAATGCACTAGTAGTTGACAATAATATATTCTATATTCCTTTAGTACTTAACAATAATGGAACACTAGAGTTATTATTGCAGAATAGAGATAAATCATCTTTAGAAAGCTTTTTAACTGCTGATAGTTATGCAAAGCTGAAGAAATATATGGAAGAGACCTTTGTGTGGAGAGTGGGTGGAGAAGAAAAGGGTAATGTTGGTGATCTAAACATTACTGATGATACTATCACAAATACTAAAGGTAACAACTCCATTAATATAAATATAAGAAAATTTAGATTACCTAGTTTAGTAGAGGACACAAGCAGTAAAGTGGAAGTGCTTGTAAGAGGTGCTAATGATACTTTGGGTACTCGGATTGCTTTACCAGTTGAAAATGGTGGAACTAATGCAACAACAAAACAGGTAGCTAAATTTAATTTAGGATTTCAGTATGGAACACAAGATCCTGGTCATGGGTTTGTAGGAACTCCACAAGAGGGAGATATCTATTTTAAGATATTAGAGGATTAATAAATGTTTAGCGGTTCAAATTATGTAGCGACAGACTACTATAGACAACAAGGACAACAATTCTCATGGACCTCTTCTTATGATTATAATAGACGAGTAGCTACAGTGTATTGGAACATGACTACTATTAGCAGTGATAATGCAAGACCACCAACGTATAACGTGTGTCACGGTACTCAAACCTTGCAACTGAGAGTGGGTTGGGGTTCATGGTGGACACCAGTAGCAACTCCTGCCTCATATTGGAGTAGTAACGGAACAGTGTACAGAGGTTTCACTGATTCAGGTTCATGGTTAGATAGAAATAGAAATGGTAGAACATTTTTCGACACCAACGGAAACTATACTGGTATTAGAAGATGGGTAAATATATTAGGAACTAAATGGGCAAGTGGTTCTTTTGAAGTTCCATTCAATGCTGATGGTACTGCTAGTTTTGAGGTTTATGGTAATTTTGCTTGGTATAATACCACTAGAAGAACTTTCCAAATTAGGTTTTATTTACAATCTATTGCACCTGCAAAATATACTATCAAGTATGACTTAAACAAACAAGATAAGAAGTTAATAAATTTAACAGGTGAGATTGCAAACGGAACAAAAGAGTATAATAAGGCATACACAATTAGTTCAGTTAAACCTGATTCTTCTTCATATGAGTTTGTAGGTTGGGATGTAGATAGAAATGCAACTGTCGGAAAATATCAAGCTGGAAGTCAATTAGATGCAAATATAAATCAAGATACTACACTCTATGCAATTTGGAAACCAAAAGAGTTTGAGTATGAGTATGTATTTAATGGTGGAAGAACAGAAGAAGATTTAGATGAGATAAAAGAACTTATAGTTATTGGTAAAGATAATTCTCAAGCAAGAATTAAGTCTTTAAGAAAAAATGTATTCAAGATACCATTCGGAACAAAGATTGTTAATCCTAATAAACTAAAAAGAGACGGCTATCATTCATTAGGATGGAGATATGACGGAGTTACCTATTCTGGTTCTGATCATATTGAGTTAGAATATTTATATAATGTAAAAGTGTATGCTCAATTTGAGGCAACGTCAGATAATACAATAGAATTATATGATAGTATTACTGGTAAACTAATTGGTATTGTACAAAATATCACATATGCAGATGACTTTGATTTAACCAATGTACCTAATGAGAAATTACCTTATATTAGCGGTGATTTTAGAGTAGGTAATTATTTAGAAAAAGGGTATAGATTAGAGGGTTGGAGTTTCAAGCAACAAAAGCCTTTTACTTTAGCAGATACAGTAAGTGATATTTACATAAAACCTGGTTTACCAATAAATAAAGAAGATTATTTAAATAATAAGTATTGGGGCTTAACAAAATCAACTGTAGATTATTTTAAGCCATATACTAAAAATGAACCAAGTGATGTTGTATATAATGGTTGTACTATAGACGGTAGGAAAGAATATAGAAAAGTAATAAAATTATATTCAGTATTAACTTATATATCAACTTCATATGTTTATACAAATAACGCATGGAAATTGACGTTACCATATGTCTATACAAATGGACAATGGAAAATATCAATGTCAAATGTAAGAACAGCAGATAAATGGAAAATATAAAAGGTGTTAATAATTTAGAATTACTTCAAGACTTAACAGAAGAAGAGAAGCAAGAAGTATTAAAAATATTACAGGAAGTAACAGAAGAAGGGAAATCTAATACATATAATGAGTTATTAGAAAAAGACTATGATGAAATTCCTGTAGATATAGAAACATTTTTAAAAGATAAAAGATATTTAGGTAAGGGTCTCGTCAATGAAGAGGGGACCTTTACTGTATATCGTTATTGGCAGAAAACTTTAAAAGAGATATTTCCTGACCCATTAAAGCCAGCAACATGCAATATTCTAGCACTTTCAGGTGGAATTGGTTTAGGTAAGTCTTTCATGGCGGTACTCTGTGGACTTTATGAACTTTATAGAATGTTATGTTTAAAGAATCCGTATGTATATTATGGACTACAGCCAATCGATAAGATAACTTTTGCATTTATGAATATCACATTAGATGCATCTAAAGGTGTAGCCTGGGATAAAATGCAACAGCTATTACAGAGTTCTGATTGGTTCATGGAGAAGGGAACAGTCACAGGAACAGTAAATCAAGAATGGCATCCACCTAAAGGAATAGAGCTTATAGCAGGTTCTTTAAGTAGACACATAATCGGTCGAGCTGTATTTTTTTGCTTCCAAGATGAGGTCAGTTTCCGAAATAATCAAGACGTAGAAAAACAAAAAGAGCAAGCTAAAGCATTAGTAAATACTGCGTTAGCACGTATGCAGTCAAGATTTATGAAAGGTGAGGTTAATCCAACATTAATGGTATTGGCTTCATCTAAAAGAACAGAACAATCATATATGGAAACCTTTATCAAGCAAAAGCAAGAGAATGATTTAGGAACAACAAAGATTGTAGATGAACCCCAATGGGTAATAAGAGAAGATAAAGACAGTACAATAAAATTTAAAGTAGCAGTAGGTAATAAATTCTTATCATCAGAGGTAGTTCCTTTAGATGTAACTGAAAAAGAATTACAAATATATAGAGATCGAGGATATACATTAATAGATGTTCCTATGGGATATTATGAGAACTTTATTGATGATATAGATATAGCATTAACAGATATAGCGGGAATAAGTACATCAAGTAGTAGTAGGTATTTCTCCGGACCAAGAATAGCGAAAGTAAGATCAGACGAAATACAAAATGCTTTTATACGAGATGTTATTGAAGTAGGAAATAACCCTGAAGATACTACACAGTACATAGATTATTTCGATATGGATAGAATAGATAAGAGTTTATTAAATAAACCATTATACATTCATATGGATATGTCTATAAGCGGAGATAAAACAGGTATCTGTGGTACATGGATATTAGGAAAGAAACCAAGTACAGATGAAAAGAACATGTCTAAAGACCTATTATACAGACCTGCATTTTGTGTATCGGTAAAAGCACCGAAAGGGTTTCAGATTAGTTTTGAAAAGAACAGAAATTTTATATATCAACTAAAAGAATTAGGCTTTAATATAAAGGGAGTAAGCTCAGATACTTTTCAGAGTGCTGATACTTTACAGCAATTACAAGCACACGGATTTAACACAACAATTATATCAGTAGATAGGGTTGATACAGATAGAATATGTAAACCTTATCAAATGTTAAGAAGTGTTATCTATGAAGAAAGAATACAGCTATTTAATAATAAATTATTAGTAGAAGAGCTTATAGGACTAGAAAGAAATAATAATACTGGTAAACTTGATCATACTAGTTCTGGTATCAATTCAAAAGACTCGTGCGACTCTTTGTGTGGCAGTGTTTGGAACGCTAGTCAGCATGCTGAGGAATTTGACTTTGAGTATGGAGATACTTTAGAAGCACTTATTGATATATCATCAATGCCAAGCACAGTTCTTGAGTCAGATGCACAACAAATGACTGTAAGTTTTGAGGAAGAATTAATGAGAGTTTCTAATGAATTTAGAGCAGATGTTGTAAATAAAACAGAAGAAGAAAATAATACAAATAATTCCGTATCTGATGATTTTTTCATTTACGAGGGAATAATAATATAGGGTGGTAAATGAGTAAGACGAAGAATAATAAAAATACAAAATACACACCAAAGCCAGTTCCAGAAAGAAATATAGGAATTGATTATACTGATGAGTTTTGGGAACTGATGGGTGAGGCAGTACAGTCCTCGCAAGTTGATA